CCTTTGATGAAAATCTTGCAATGACTATTGAAAAAGTAGTAATACCTGATGCAGTGGATCTCCAAAATGAACTTTGTTAATTCAACGAGAGTTGAAGAGTTAATTAAAAATAGTCCAGCTGGTAAGAACACCAAGTTCTTATCGGCTGCACATTCATTGTGGTATCGTTTCCACAACTATGACAAATGTCCACCACTTGCATATGAGGTAAATGGTGATGTTGTGTCATTGATTTTCGCCACATTCAATCGTGATGGCTATGCGAACCTTTATGAGATTGTTACACTTGAAGGAAAAGAAGGAAATGGCTATGCGTCAAAATGCTGGGATGCATGGATCAAATACGCAGTCGAAGAAAGAAAAACTAAACGACTCAAAATCTCCTGCACTCCCTCTTCCGTCAGCTGGCACTTACGGAATGGCTTGGTCTTTTGGGCAGTTGATCCAACAGGTTCACTCCGTAGCGACCAGCCACTATTCCCTACACGTGCAGAACAAATTGCCTACAGAGACTACGCAATCGTAAACCCACTACAAGCACTGCCACCATACAAAGCACGTGAACAATTCCGTCTTGAAGGATTAGAATCCTATAAGTGGGGTGATAAAAAGAAAGCAAAGTCTCAGGCTGCAATTGATGCAGTTGGTAAAGCATGGTTGCGTGATGCTCTTATGGAACAACCTTCACTTGAAGAATTTTTAGTATAATGGATTATCGTTTAGAAGCAAATCGTAGAGAAGCGTTCATTCGTTGGTATGCATGGTCATTAAAGTATGATGACTGCGATCCAGCAGTATGGGCAACGAACTACCTTAACAAAAGATACGAGCACAATGACGAACAGAAATTGTGGCTCTGTTGGTTGTATGGTAACACATACTATCTCCCAACTGCTTGGATTCTAATGAATGAGTTTCCTGACTTTGAATTAGCGACTGTTGATCGTATGACTCAATGGAACTCTGCCAACTATAAACGTCTAAGATATCAGACAGACACGAAGTGGAACAAAGGACATTTGCCATCAATGTTCGCTTCTTATCAACAATATATTGGCAACAATACTCAACGAAATAGATTGGAGTCATTATATGGAGACAACGAGGAAGCAAACTTTGACAATGTGTGGGGAAGCGTTAAGTCTAGCCTGCATAAGTTTGGTCGTTACAGTACTTGGTTTTATCTTCAGCATCTTAAGCATACCGCTTCTGTTCCTATCAATCCTACTAGTCTCATGCTGGACGATTATGATGGTTCTCGCTCTCATCGTAATGGAATTCTGTTCGCCCTTGGGAGAGATAACGATATTGATAGAAAACTCACTACAAGCGAGTATGCAGATCTTGAAGTTCGAGCGAGTGACATTCTACATGAGACGAAGAGCAGATTTCCCGAAGTCCAAAACCAAGTAGATTTCTTTACAATGGAAACATGTTTATGTTCATTCAAGAAATTATTCAGGACTAGTCGTGGTCGTTACCTTGGATACTATCTTGACCGACAAGCAGAAGAAATTATTCAATGCGAAAAAGACGGATGGTATGGTATTGATTGGGATGTATTATGGCAAGCACGTGAAGAAACAATTGACTTAAGATTAGACCACAAACGTGGTATTGATAAAGAAAGATTCAGTTCATTCCTTAATACTGGGAAACTAGAAAATTTGGAATGGATGTTTGATGATGAAGAAATTATATTAAATGGATTGGAGATGTTTACATGAGTGACACGATAACAATTGGACAAACTGTTGGTGATATCGTTTATACTGGGAATGGAGTGGGAATTAATACTGGCGCAGGAATTGCAACAATAGGTATGACTGGTGCATCGACTACTATTAGTACCAGTGCCATGGGATTCGGTACGTTTGATATGGAAGACTTTTTGGATATCCATACGTTCAATAAGATTACAGTTGAACATAAAGTCCAAGAACAAGAATTAATGAAACTAAAAGAAACTGTTCCAACCTATGCAGATGAGATTAAAGAAAACTTGTCTAAGTCTCTTGCACGGGATATAATTAAGAAAACTACCTTTACGAATAAGAATAATAAAGATGCTGATGTTCATCACTTTCTCGGAAGAGTATGGGTGTTCACTGAAGATGAATTGAAAAACCTAATTAATGAGGCTAGAAATGCGTAAGATTGTAGCTGTTGGTGGACAACCTGGAACTGGTAAAACTACCCTATTCCGTAAGTTTATGGAAGGTAAGACTTGGGAGAAAGTCGAACCAAAGAAAATGCTTCCTGCACTCTATTGTAAGGAACTAGACTTATACATTCTTGGTAAATACGAGGATGGTGAAACCTTTGCTGGAACAGATCGTCTTTCAATGGCAGTCCAGCCTGTTGCACAGGAGTTCGTTACTGAGACTACCTCTAATATCCTATTTGAAGGAGATCGAATCTTCAATCAGTCCTTCTTAGAGTTCGTGATGAATACGCAAGGTATTGATTTACAAGTGGTTTATCTTAAAGTACCTGATCAGACGTTAAAAGAACGCTACATCGAACGTGGATCAGACCAGTCTGAGACTTTCCTAAAAGGTCGTGCGACTAAATATAGTAATCTATTGTCCAATTTTGAATTGATGCCCTATATCACCGAGTTCAATAATACCAATCTCGAAGAGCAGGGTAAAGTCTTATCATTTTTAGAGAAGCAACTTCAATGACTTAAAGGAGAAGGTAATGAATTACCTAAAGAGTTTAGACTTCGATTTTATGCAGATGTTGAATTTCGAGGAACTACCTTTTAGAGCAAAGTTCATTCCATCTAAGATCTGGGAAGATCTGGACAAATATCAAAACAACGCTACTGGCTTGAGAAATTATTTCAAGAAGTGGCGTTTTTCTATTATATGGCACCAAGAAAAGAAACCAACGAAATCTATAGCTGTTGGATGTGGTTACTATCCAGACGAAGGTCGCTCTGAATTAGACATCTATACTAGTCCAGACACAGATTTCAATCGTTATAAGTTCACAGAAGCCAGCTGGAACCGATTTAAATTCAGAGTTATTCAAGTGGCAATGCACGAGCTAATCCACTGTAAACAATACTATGGTAAACCAGAAGAGTATTGTGCAACAAAGGTTTACTACGCTAGAACTGGTATCAAACGAATAGATGATAACAGAGACTATCACGCTGGTCGTGATGAAATTGATGCATATGCACACTGTGTTTATCTAGACTTTAAGATGAAACGACCAACGATTCCAGTTGGAGAGCTAATCCGTCATGCTGGAACCTATAAAGTATCTAAAAACCTAGCTGGCATCCAGAAGGTGTTCCAAACAGACAAATATAACGAAGTCGTCCCACTTCTTCTACGTAAGATCCTAAAGTGGGAGAGAAAGTATACTCGTTTCTCGTAAATCCTAAATAATATTGCTTGTCTTAATTAGATAATTGAGACATAATTAATACCTAATTACACTTATAGGGATAGTGAGAATGTTAAATTTTAAATCATTTTTAAAAGAAGAAGCTGAGGGTGCTAAGTTAAAGCACATTACGCATCCTGAAGATCGTCCATTAATGCATGGACATGAAGGATTTGAACATGCTCATGGCGCACTAATGCATGCGCATGAACATATGAAGGCTGGTAAGAATAACAGTAATCTTACCACTAAGTATGATGGTTCTCCAGCTGTAGTTTTTGGAACTCATCCTAAGAATGGTAAGTTCTTTGTTGCTTCTAAATCTGCTTTCAACAAAGATCCAAAGATCAATCACACAGAAGCTGATATCGATAAGAACCATGGTCACGCTCCAGGTCTTGCTTCTAAATTAAAAGCTGCATTACATCACCTACCTAAAGTCACACCAAAGGGTAAAGTTTATCAAGGTGATATTATGCACTCTGAAGGTGATGTTAAGCACGATAAGAAAACTGGTAAAGCATCATTTACTCCAAATACTATCACCTATACTGCTCATGGCGATGAAGCCAAAAAAGCAGCAAAAGCAAAAGTAGGTGTAGCAGTTCATACTCAATATCATGGTAAAGATATCCACTCGATGTCTGCTCATCATGAAGTTAATCATCATGAGTTTGCTCAGCATCCTGATGTCCATCACCATGATGCTAGCTATGATACTAGCACAGCAAATCACTCTCAAAAGAATCAAGACGAATTCCATAAACATATGGCTGCTGCAAAGGCAGTACATGATACTCATGGCGATAAAATGTATAAGGCTATTCACCCAGCACACAGCGGTGAGCATGGTCATCTAGCAACTTATATCAATTCAACTGTTCGTAACAATACAACTCCAAATGTGAAAGACTTTAAATCTCATCTTGAAGCACATCACGCTAAACAAGTTGCTGGTGTTAAAACAGAAAAATCTCAAACTGCAAAACGTGAAAAGGGTAATGAAGAAATTGCTCACGTTGAGAAAAATAAAAGCCATTATGAAAATGCATTAACTGCACATAATCATCTAGCTGCAGCAAAGAATACATTAGTTAAATCTCTCGAAAGTGGTCATAGTAATTATGAACACCATATCGAAGGTAAAGAATCTAAACCAGAAGGATTCGTTATTAACCATGAACACAATGGTAAAACTGAACCATCTAAACTTGTGAATCGTGCTGAGTTCGCAAGATCTAACTTATTGAAGGTGCGCAAATGAAATCATTTAAATCTTTTTTAACTGAACAAGAACTCCAAGAAGAGTCATTATTTGAAGAGTTTCTTTCAGAAGCCAAAGATGATGCTACCAAAGAAGGTGGAGTTTCCAATAATACTAAAGGTGTTCTTCACGAATTGTTAGTTGGTAAACATTTAAATGGTGGTAAACATTTAGAAAAACATAACAATGAACATAATGAAACTCCGCAACAAGCGCATGATAGATTAAAAGCAAGTATCCATCCTAAAGATTATGCAAAGATTCAAGCCAATGCAAAATCTGCTGCTGAACATATTAAGAAACATATTGAATCTACGCAACCTGGACATAAAATCAGCGCAGTTCATTGGACTTCAAAAGCAGGTGATACTGAAAAAGTAACTGGAGTTAAAGCATCACAGAAAGAAGATTCTTCTGACATTTATGTTACTACTAAACATCCAAAAACTGGAAAAGAAACTCACCATGGCGTAAGTTTAAAGGTAAGCGATAAGTCTAGCAAGAATGTTCCTTCATCAAGTCTTGGTATGAAATCAAGTGGTGACCAAGCAAACAAACTTTACAAAGAGCATCAAGCAAAAATTAAAAAAGCACATCCTGAATTAGAAGGTAAAAATGATGTTGCTCGTAAAGAATGGGCTGAAAAGAATCCGCAGAAACATGCTGCAGTAAAAGAAGAAAACAAAAAACTATTACATGCAGTGGCGCATCACCATGCTGCTGAATTACAACGTAAATTAGTTTCAGGTGACCATGAACATGTTGTTAACCATATCCGTGATGTTCTTGCTGCAAAACATACCCCTGCTCACAAGTCTGGTAAAGCAACTTTCGTAAAGCACACAACATATCAAACTGCAAAAGGTGTGCAGCATCATGTGGCAAATCCAGGTGAAGATCACGAACATATCTTAAAAGATCATAAAAATATTACTGTCAAATCAGCTGGTGGACAAGTTCACTTTTATCATAATGGTAAAAAGTTTGCTTCTCAAGCACATAAATTTGATTCACAGAGTGATCCATTATCAACAATTAAAAGCGCAGGCAAGGCAGTTTAAGGAATAATATGATTTCATTCACAGAATACCTAGAAGAAGCAAAGAAACATACTTGTACTTGCTGGACAGGATACAAACGTAAACCTGGAACCGAACCATGTGCACCTGGATCTTGTATTAAAGAAGAATCTGAATTAGAAGAAGCAGCAGTAGATGCTAAAGGTTACAAGTCATCTACTGGTGGACTGACTCAAAAAGGTCGTGATGCATATAATGCTCATGGTGCACATTTACAAGCACCAGTAACAACTCCTCCTTCAAAATTAAAAGTAGGTAGCAAAGCAGCAAATCGTCGTAAGTCTTTCTGTGCACGTATGAGTGGTATGGAAGGTCCAATGAAAAAACCAAATGGCGAACCAACTCGTAAAGCATTGGCACTAAGAAAGTGGAACTGCTAATATGTTAAACTTTAAGTCATTCTTAAGAGAAGCTAAAGAAAAGCATGGTGTTCTTGCTTTTGGTCGCATGAATCCTCCGACTGCTGGACACGAAAAGGTAATTGATAAAGTACATTCAGTGGCTGCACAGCACCACGCTATTCATCAAGTGGTGCTTTCTCATTCACACGATCCTAAAAAGAATCCGTTGTCTCCTGAGACTAAAGTGAAGCATGCTAAGAATGCATTTTCTGGAACAAATATCAAGGCTGCATCTAAAGAGCATCCAACTATTATGCATCATGCTTCTGAAATGCATAAACAGGGTGTTGAACATCTTCATGTTGTTGGTGGTTCAGATAGAAAAGATGAATACCATAAACTTCTCAATGCTTACAATGGTAAAGAAGGTAAACATGGTCACTACAATTTTAAATCAATCACTGTTCATTCATCTGGTGAACGTGATCCAGATTCAGAAGGAACAAGTGGAGTGTCTGGTACTAAGATGCGTGAACATGCTGCGTCTGGTAATGAAAAAGAATTCCACAAAGGTCTTCCATCTAAGATGAAACCTGAACATAAATCTGCATTATATCACGACGTCAGAAAGGCGATGGGACACGAATGAAAAAGATTCTTTTAACATTAGCAGTATTGTTGTCTGGGTGTTCTATTATTTTACCAATTCCACATGATCCTGTAATGTTTGGAGATCTAGTTCAAGTTAAAATCGCAGTTGATAAATTAACTTGTGAACCAAAAGATTTATCTGCATGGGATGTCGCATCCACAAAAATTCAAAAATTAGCAATGTATTCTGATCTAAGAGGTGATCCCCAATCCAAATCAATTAGTCAGTTACAAGAAGCAATCAGCAAGGCGAAAGATTCAAAGAGTAAAATACTCTGTGACAACGTGTTAAAAATTAACAAAACTCGCATCGATGTAGTTGCTGATGCATGGAAAGGAAGATAATGTTAGAACAATTAAGAGAAGTAGCAGGAATGGGTGGTCCAGCAGCAGCTTTGGCGAATGAAATGCTTGTTTTAACCGAGCAAGTTCAGAATGGCGAGCTAAGCAGAGAAGACTTTAATTACCTTCTACAGCAGATAGCAGAAGTTCGTGCCGCACAAGATCTTTCAAATGACGAACAAGCATGTCGTTGGATTGTACAAGCAGCAAATGCTTTGGCATCTCTACCGTTATAATTTAGAAGTCCTAAATAATAATAGAACATTTTACTGATGGATACGCATGAAAGATTACAGACAACTACTAAAAGAATTACCATCTAACACAATAGTTTGCGCCTTTGGAGAATTTGATCCTCCTACAGTTGGCCATGAACTATTGGTTAAGACAGTCAAAAGACTAGCTGAACAAAAATGTTCAGCCCACGT